AGCTGTCCAAGCTGCACCTTTTCTAAGGTCACGTAAGATTTCACGGTCAACCTCAGCTGCGATTTGCTCAGATAACAATGCTGTTAACTCAGCTTCAGCGTCGATGTTGTGGAATGCACTTACGTCTTGAGCTAATTCAGGAGACCAGCTAGCTCTTAATTTTCTTTCAACAACTGATACAGTTACTGACTCAAGGTCGAAAGAAACTTCACCGATTTGGTCTTCGAATTCAAGGTCGTTATAAACTCTGAATGTTAAAGTAATATCAGAAGCTTGGAAAGTGTTAGATAATTGAGATGCTGTGAAACCTGTAGTTGCACCGTTGTAGTTTTGTAAATCTACATTGATGTAAATTACACCTTCTTCATCACAAATATCTTGGAATCTACCACCTGGGAATGCAGATGTTGATTTTGAACCGTACTCGATAATACCTTTACCGTATTTTTGAGTTACGATGTTAAAGTTCTTAGATGAACCACTAACGAAAATCTCAGCACCAGCTAAGAATTCTTCAGTATCCATTACAGAACCGTTAGGTCCGATAAGTTTACCTTGACCATCTTTAGTGAAACCTGAGAATTTAACAACTAATGAATCTTTAGTTGTACCAGTCAACGATGCTCTTGCAACGTCAGAAACTGCTCCATTAGAGAATGCCACAACGGCAGCACCTGATAATGTTACAGCAGAATATGAACCTTTTGAGTAATCGAAAAGACCTGTGTCAGGTGAATTACCATCTCCAGTCTCATAGAATCTATCATAAAGATTCAAACCTGAATCATAACCAGCTGTAGATGCGTCGTTGTTACCTGGCATCTTGTAAGGTGCGTAGTGGTCAACTCCGTTTCTATTTTGGATTTTAGGTACAAAGTAGAACAATTTACCGATTGGTAAGTTCATAGCTTGTACAGATACGATATCATTCGCTAATAATTTAGAGAACACACGACGGATAATTGGGAATACCACAGTCTCGAAAGAACCAGAAGCATCAGAAACTGCTGCTTCGTTGATTAAGTAAGACGCTTGGTTTTCATACAATTGCGCGATGTTATCTTTTTGGTGACCTGCAAGACCCTCAAGGAATCCTAAGTCATCCCATTTTTTAATGGTATCTTCTTTGATAACACGAAGGTGCTTAAGACCGATGTTACCAACCATACCTGATTCTAATAATGCTCCCATTTTAATTTGGTTTTTATTTTTTTAATTTTATTATTTTATTTTACTCATCAAATCTTTCATTCTTCTGAACTGTGGATTTTCGTAAGCTTTCGCTTCAGAAAGAACTTCAGTTGAAGATGTTGTTGGAGTTGATGAAATTTTTTCTACTACTGACTCAGTCATTGGTTTTTTACTGTCTAATTCAGTTTTAATTGTAGAATAAAGATTTTTAGATTCTTTTATTGTAGAAATGGAATCAAATCTTTTTAATATATCCATTTTCTCCTGTTTTGTTGTAGAATGTTCAGTAAACAATTTGGTGGCGAACGCTAAGTTTGCGTTGAAAGTAGCAACTTCGTTTAATTTCTCTTTGAATAGAACTAAAGCCTTTTTGTACTCTTCGTTCTTCTCTTTAAGAACTTGAACTTGTTTTCTAAGACCAGATACTTCTTCGTCCAATTTACCTTGTGGGTCTGGGCGACGACCGGCTTTGTACTTTTTACCTTGACGAGCGGCACCTCTAACATCGTTACCTAATGTCGCGGAGGCTTCAGTGTGTTCACCTTTTTTAGTTTCACCCTCTTCTTCCTCTTCGTCATCTTCATCATCCTCTTTTTCACTATCGGATTCTTCTTCATCAAGAGCGATTTCAAATACAGTACCTTCCTTATCATCAGATTCATCATATTCTAACATTGAAGTGTCAACCATAGATTCATCTGTGTTTTCGTTAAGTCCCATACCTTCATCATCTCCGAGCTTAATGATATATTCCTCGTCGTCGACGTTTAATGAAATTTTATCACCTTCTTTTTTAACGACAATACCATCTTCAGGCTTCATTGCTCTGAAAACTTTAAGAACCTCATCATCAGAAGCGGATGTCATATCAACAACATCATCTTCATCATCTGCAGGCATTTCCTCATCGTCTACAGGTAATTCTTCATCGTCTGCAGGTAATTCTTCATCGTCTGCAGGGATTTCTTCATCATCTTCAGAATCTTCTTCATCTGAAACAGGTTCATCTGAAATTTCATCTGATTCGTCATCGGCAGGTTCGTTATCCCCAGGCTCATCGCTTGGTACATCTTGTTCTGCAACTTCAGGAGTTTCCCCCTCATCTTCTGCTTCTTTAAGCAAATCATTTAGTTCTTGTTTCATAGTAGAAGCAAGTATACCCTTTGCGTTTTGCTTAACTGCTTCTTCAAGTGTTTGAACTTGAAGTAAGGCTTGTTCTAAAATAGATTTTTGACTCATC